ACTGCCGACTATCATACCCAAGTAATTTGTAACAGATGTTTAACAAAGGGGGGAGCGAGGGGGCAACATTCTCTGTATCCTAACACCCCAAGTAATATTGAATTTATGGAAGCAAAGAAAACAGTTTGGAGTATCTTCCGAGATTATGTCAATAGCAAGCCTATTGGAACGGAGATAACGAGGCAAGAAATTCTTAATCAGGTTGAGAAAGAACTTGTCGAGATTGGTAAGACAATCAACCATTACCAGAAAGGTACAGTAGCAAATTTTTCATCTACTACTTTGGACTGCGCATGCAATATGGCGACAGGCAGATATTATCTTGAAAAGACCGAGAAAGTTGGTCACTATAAGATAATTTGTCATTTTCCGTCAGATTATACAATTTCTCAGTTGAGGAAAGACTATGACCGTGAGCGAAGATGATAGCAGAAAGAAATGGACATGGCAGTAGAAATAACAGTAACGAGGATTAACAATTTTGAATATTCCTTTAAGCTATCGAGCAAGAATGGGATAAGGCACGTTGCAAAGGCATTGACTTTTCGCAACCCTGGCCCTTTTGCCTATTCGTCAAAAATAGAGAAGTTTGACAAAAAGAAGTTCACTTTCAAAATAGGCATGTTGCCTACGTTGGAAAAGTATATCCGAGTTCACAACCTTTCATATCAGATTTCAGACTATGATTTTGCTCTGCCCGAAGGCGTGGAGATAGACAACCGAATGTCGGGAAAGTATATTCACCAACGCAAGGCGGTTGAGGCTTTTTATCGTAGGAGGTTTGGAATCATAGTCGTTCCCACCAGAGGAGGAAAGACCTTCATTGCTTCGGAAATATTGCGTATATTCTTGAATACCGATGATGGTAACTTTCTGTTCCTTACCGATAACACAACGCTGTTTAATCAAGCCGTAAATGATATCAAGGAGTATTTTCAGCCGTATGGTGGTATAGAGGTAGGAGAAATCAAAGCTGGCAAGATTGACACTGGCAAGCGTGTAACTGTAGGAATGATTCAAACAATTCAATCTACGTTCTCTGCCCGATGTAAAGACAAGGTCAAGAAAAGGGAGCTTGATAAGTATTTCAAAACATTAAAGTTCCTTTGCGTGGACGAGATACACGACAACTGTTCCGATGCGAAGCTCAAGACCTATAAGAAGGCGAAGAAATTGGAATACCAACTTTGTCTTTCAGCAACTCCGTATCGAACAGGTACGTTAGTTCAGAATTTGAAGCTCAAAGAATGGAGCGGTGATGTTCTTTACACGATAACCGAGAAACGGTTGAGAGAAAGAAAGGTATTGTCAGACTATCGTGTGTTCATGCTACTTATTGACCATAATGATATTGAGTACGACATTGAAGTGGACGATTACAATGGTTATCGAAGAGAGTTGATATTTGAATCAAAACTTCGTAACAAGCTATTGATGCAGGTTATCGGAATACTCCGAGAGTTGAACCTCAAAACGCTTGTGTTATTCCAAAGCGTAGAGCATGGACGCAGGGTGGAACGTATTTCGGGAATACCTTTTATCAGCGGAGAAAATGACAGTGAGGAGCGTGAGCGAGCAAAAGAGGAGTTCTTGGAGGGTGAAGGTGGATTTTTACTGGCTTCAAATATCTTCAAGAAGGGCGTCACACTTCCGCAAGTTGAAGTAATGATAAACGTGGACGGAGGTTTGGAAGATGCTAACACTATTCAGAAGAAAGGACGTGTATTGGGAGCAACAAAAACCAAGAGCCGAAGCCTGATAATTGACTTCTTTGATTTGTATGATGCCTATTTCTCCGAACACTCTGAAACAAGGTTAAACACTTATATCGGAGCTATCGGTGAGAAGCGTGTCGGCATTCTTGATACTTCGATTGATGATTGGAAAGAAACAATAAAAAGATGGACAATAAAGTGGTTCGCCGCAGACAAAGATTATTCAGATATGCAGTAGATACGTTCGTGGAGTTATTGGAGCAAGTTACCAAACGGAAAGTTAATTACAAATGTAACAACTCCGATACAGCTTGCTGGAATAACTTCATGGACACTTTCTCTGACCTTATCGGAGAAGAGTTTGTGCGAAAATTTGCTGAGTATGGTATTCAATCTTGGTTCAACTCAGGGGCAAAGAAAGACTATTCACGAGAAATACGGTTCAATTGGGTATTTGGAAAAACCGCCATAGCGAGGTGGAAAAAATACGATATAGACACCAATGTATATATTACAAGGATTGGGTTGAAGAAAGACCATAAAATCAATGTAATAAAGAAGAAAACTGAGATACCAGCGTTAATATCTACTATCCGTCCAGTAGAGGAGAAATTCAAAGCGGACTACCATAATACCAACAGAGGGTTTTTATGGTGTATAGCAAATACAACTCTGTATTTTCATAAGAGTTCTAAATGCGCAACTTGTAAATTCAAAAATGAATGTAAGGAGCTTCTGAAGAAGGAGTATCCAAAAATATATGTAAAAAGAGGTTATGGCGAAAAATGATGGATTAGCAAGTAACTTCGTTGTTGAGCTTCTTGCGGCTGCATTAGAGAAAAGAACAGTATTTGAAATTGTTAGACAATACTTGAAATTCTCTTATTTGCAGATTGAAAGCGAAAAGAAGCTATGGCAATGGGTTACAAAAAGATATGACCGAACAGGAAAAATTCCGACTATCGGTCAGATTCAACAACAATTCCAAGATGATGAAAATGTATTAGAAAAACTTGAGGAAATAGCCGATGTAGAGATTGACGAGCAAGGCGGTCATGAGATGATAGTTGATACTTTCGAGAAGTTCATCAAGAAGATGAAATTTTTGGAAGCTAACGACAAGATTGCTGATTTGTATAATCAAGGAAAGAAAGAGCAATCTTGGGATATGTTCGTCAAATACGCTGAGGACTTTTCCAAGTTCTCTATTCAGTCTGCTAAATTTGAAACTGTTTTTGGAGATTTTGCCGAACGTCAAGCAAAAAGGAAGAGCGATGAATGGCAATTCCGTTATAAGATACCGACTGGTATTGATGAAATAGATTATCGGTTGGGAGGTGATAATGGTGGGCCAGAAACAGGTGAGTGCGTTCTTTGGCTGGGAGACTCAGGAGCTGGTAAAAGTCAGGTTTTGGTATCCGTAGGAATATCAGCAGCAAGACAAGGTTTCAGAGTAGCCCACTTTCAATTAGAAGGTACGAAGGAACAATGTTTGAACCGATACGATGCCGCTTGGACAGGTACGTTATATCAAGATGTGAAACTTGGTAACATTACTTCCAAGAAGATGGAGGTGACCAAACGTATTATAAAGAAGCTACGAAAGAGTGATATCATTGTAAGCTCCGAAGAAACTTTCAACGCTAAGACCTTGCCCGATATACGGAGAGAGGTCAAGGAAATGGAGAAAACTTATGGTAAGATTGATGTTATCATAATAGACTACTTGGAGTTGTTAGAAGTAGGTGATGGTCATAACTATACACCTCACGAGGAGCGTTTCAGACAAGCGAAACTTGCTAAGGGTATGAAGATGCTTGCTATGGAGTTCAATGCCGTAGTTCATACCGCTACTCAGTCAAGTAGTATCGGAGAGGAACAGAAGAACGACCCAGAGTTTGTAATCACCCGTGCTCAACTTTCGGAGGATAAAGGAAAAATCAGACCGTTTGATATTTTCATTACGATTAACCAAACAATGGATGAGTCCAAAGAAGAGATTATGCGACTTCATACTGATAAGCTCCGAGACTACAAGAACGGTGACCCAATTCATATATGTAATAATTTCGCATACGCAAGGTTTTATGATAGAAAGCGTACATTGAATACAGATTGGGATGAATATGAAACGAGCAACAAGGAAGATTGATGATGCTGACCTTCGTGATTTGTTAATCAATCCGAAGTTAAACCGAAGAGGACAATACATTTGCGATTGTCCTTTTTGCGGTAAAGAAAAGCATTTTTATATATCACGTCAAACTCAACTTTGGGATTGTAAGAAGTGCGGTGAATATGGAAGTATTTACAAACTTCTTAAACAGCTGGACAAAACTTATCTGCTGGGAGGAGCAACGGTTGAAATTCGAGAGACTATTCAGAGCCTTCGGAGTATCGTTGCGGAAAGCATAGAGGAGGATGAGGTGACGTTAAAGGAGCTGCCTGTTATAAAGATGCCTGTGGGGTGGAAAGTGTCCGTAGCAAGCACGAAATACCTATTGGGGCGTGGAATAACTCCTGCTGATTGTAAGCGTTATAATATAGGAGCTACTGATTTGTATCGGAAATACCAAAACTATGTCTTGATACCAATTTACGATGGCGGAAAGATACGAGGTTTTTTGGGACGATACGGAGCTAAGAAAGTTCCATCAGACCGATTAAGATACAATAACAGTGTTGGTACGGAGTTCTCCGAGCTTTTGTTTGGATATGACGAAATAACTGAGAACACTACAACTGTTATATTAGTAGAAGGAATTTTTGACAAGATAGCGGTTGACAAAGTTCTTCACTTATGGGATAGCGAGGATATAAAATGCGTTTGTACGTTCGGAAAGAAAATCAGCCCAGAGCAATCGAAAAAGTTAATGTTGAAGGGAGTCACAAATGTCATATTGTTATATGATTTTGACGCTATCAAAGACATCAAAAAGTACGGTTTGGAACTTGAAAATAACTTCGTTACAAGTATTACATATACTACAAAGAAGGATATTGATGAATGTACGGAGCAAGAAGCGTTGGAAGTTTTCACCCACCTTCAGAAACCGAGAGAGTTCAACGAGGATGTAATTGGTAAATTAAAGAAGTGATGAATATGGATAAGACAAGAAACCTATCAGTAGCAGAATACTTTTTGGTAATACAGAAAGAGTATTTGATTGCTGAATTTAGAAAGAAGATATATTACAACCCGAAGGATAAGGCATATTATCAAAGGGTGATGACGCACAAGGCTAAGAAGATAAACGACATTGCTAAACGCAATCGTTTAGATAGCATTCTGAACAATTCCAGTAAGCTGGAAGAAGTACGGAGCGAGCTATTTGATAAACTTGGCAAACCAAAGTTTGAATTGACCGAGCTTGATGTTGAGAATTATTACGCTATCGGTAACGAGTTTTCATATCACGGAGGGATATGGATTTTGGACCAAGTTAAGAGCGATGGAACATTGACACTTTATTCCGCAAAGTTACAAGAATATGAAGATGCGAATAAAGACGATGTATGTCGAATATTGTAGAAAATAGAATTTGTAGTTTATCCAATAAAACATTGGGTTTGTCTGGGGTTTTACTTAACAAAAGTTAAATCTTTGGGCAAACCCAAAAATTTTTTCGATTTTATTTTGCCGTTTGAAAAATTGTCCTTACCTTCGTATCAGAATTGTAAATTAAATTGTAAATCGCAATGGGACAAAAGATGAAAATGTCAGAAAAACTCTATCATAGATATGAGTATCTTGCGAAGAAGTACGCATCCAAGATATTCTCCTATGAAGAACTGTCCTTTGAATTTGAGGACTTGGTTCAGGAGTTCCGCTTGAAAATCTTTACTTCCATAAAATCATACGGCAGGCGATGGGCCAAATATCGGAGAAACGAAGCGTCAAAGCCAGTACCAATCCGATTTTATTTGGAAGCAGCTTGTTCTAACAAGTCCAGAGATTTTATGAAGTATATAAGTAGGGAGAACTACAAAACAAGGATTGATGAAATCAATTTTGATTATGGTATCGAAGGAGATACTCAGATAATTCCTGAAACAAATAAGTTCGTACTGAATGGAGTAGATTTATTGGAAGGATTGACGGGCAAAGAAAGAGTTATATTTTCACTTTTCTTGCGAGGTTACAATACAAAAATTCTTAACAAAGTTTACTTTAACAACGAGTCAGAGAAACGAGCAAGAAAGGAAATCTTGGACAGTGGCGATGAACCAATTGGAGTAGCAGATGTAATAGACTTACAAAAGAGTTACTTGATTCAGAAATATGGTAACGAATTGCTACAACAAAAGAAAGTATTTTCAACTTACAGTTTCGATGAAGAGTAACGAAAACAGTTTTAACAAATAAATAGTAATCATTAAAATCGTAAAAGCAATGGCAACGAAAATGAATGCAGCAACAGCAAAAAGAGTGAAGGCGTTAAAGATTAACGCAAAGAACGAAGAAGAAGCACGTGAGAAACTTCTTGAAATCTTGGTAGAAAACGGAATTGAAGGCATGGAGGAAGAGGAAACTGATACCATTCTGGACATTGCTGAATCCTTCGTGGAAGACGACAACTCAGGCGATGACGAGGAACAGACCGAAGAGGAAGAAAACGATGAACTTGCCGAGGAAGTTGAAGAAGAGGAAGTTGAAGAAGAGGAGGATGAAAAACCGAAGAAACCTGCCAAAAAGGCTTCTAAGAAAGTTGAGGAGCCTGAAGAAGAGGAAGATGACGAGGAAGAAACCGAAGAGGAGGAAGAAGATGAGGACGAGGGTGACGAGTTCGCAGAAATGGACAGAACGGCTCTGAAAGCCTACATCAAAGACAATGAGCTTGACATTACCGTTAAGAAGTCTATGACTGATGACGATATTCGTGAGCTTATCCGTGCCGAAGTTGGCGAAGAAGAGGAAGAGGACGAGAAACCTGCTCCGAAGTCAAAGGCAAGCACGAAAACCGCTGAAAAAGCAGCTCCTAAGAAAGAAGACAAGAAGGCTCCTGCCAAGTCTGAAAAGAAAGCGGAGAAAAAGGAAACGAAACCTGCTGCCGGCAAACGTGGAACGAAACTTGACCCGAAAAACAACGAAGATGACCGCAAAGCGTTCGCACCGTTGAAGAAGTTGTTCCCTGAAAGTGAATACGCATATGCTTGGGTAGCGAGTGCGGGTGTAACTATCAAACACAAAGGCAAAAACTCTCAGCGTTCTATGGTTCTTATCGAGAACTGTTCAAAACAGGCTGACGGCTCTATCAAGTGTAACTTGTATCTGTTGACCTTCACGAAACAGACCGAAGTATTGGACAAAGCAGGTATTGACTACGAGCCTTGCTGGAGTGGAGCACCGCTTATTAAGGGTATTACTCTTGACGAAGCAATCGAAATCATCACCGACCTTATGGAGCATATTACGGCTACCGTTCAGAAAATCGACAAGAAACTGGGCGAAAACCGCAAGAAAATGGAAGAGAACTTGGACAAAAAGAAACCTGCCAAGAAATCAACCAAAGTAGAAGAGCCTGAGGAGGAAGAAGATGAGGATGACGAAGAAGAAGAGGAAGCTCCAAAGAAAAAGGCATCCAAAGCCGTTCCTGCTAAGAAAGCTGCGAAAAAGGTAGTTGAGGAAGATGACGAAGAAGAGGAGGACGATGAGGAAGAAGATGAAGCACCAGCTCCGAAAAAGAAAGCTTCTTCAAAATCGGCTCCTGCCAAAAAGACTACCAAGAAGAAATAAACCTGATTGGTAAGCAATAGAGAAGAAGGAGAGCATGTTGAGCGTTCTCCTTTTCTTTTTCTCCCATAGTTAATAAGGGAGAAAGAACGAAAAAGAAAATTTCAAATAAATGATTGATATGAATATTCCGAGTAACAATGTTTGCATTCCTGAGTTGGGAGTAGCAAAAACAGAGACCTTTGCAGCGTTGTACCCTGCTATCAATTACTACCTGTTCACTCAGAAGGACTACGAGCCGAGCCGTGACGGAGAAGTTAAGGAGGTGCTTGATTTTAAGACGCAGTTGACCAATCCTTATCGTAGATGTGTAGGAGGTTACGAGCGTGATATAAATGTGTTCTTTTTGTTGGCTGAAGCTATGTGGATAGCAATGGGAAGAAAAGATGTTCACTTCTTGACTTTGTTCAATAAGAAGATGGCGGACTTTTCGGATGATGGAGAAACGTTCCACGCTCCTTATGGTTATCGGTTACGTCATTGGGGCATTCGTACCGAAGACAAGTTTGTGAAAGATAACTTGGACGCAAGTAAGGGGTATGACCAAGTGATTGATGCTATCAAAATCTTATCGGAAAATCCAAACAGCCGTCAAGTGGTTATGGAGATTTGGAACCCAAACTTTGACTTGGGGTAT